GACGAGGCCATCTCAGGCTACGGGGAAATCAGCGACCGAATAAACCAGCGTTACGAGAGCTGGCTAAAAAAGCAGTAAGTTCCCTTTAAGGTTTTTTAACCCGCCACTTCGGCGGGTTTTTTATTGGAAAAAATATGGCGATCAATAAGACACCCACGCATTTTGTAACAGACATTGCGGACGACTACCCCCAGGTCGAGATCCCGAACGACCAACGCCTGGTGCCTTTGCAGCCGGAAGCAGAGCCTATCCAGGTCGCAGGTGGATGGGTAGGCCGCTGGGGATCGCGGCTCGTCGGCCGCGTGGACGATGTCTTGCCCAATGCGTATGACCGTTACGCTGACAAAATCGAAAAGCAAAAAAGCCTTGAGGAAACTTTAGGAGAAGCGACCGAGGAGTATGTTACGCCAGCAGGCCAAACGCGAACCAGACTGAACGTAGCTGACCGCTTTGAAGTGCGTAAAGTGGTGATGCCAAGGCCAGCGTTTGGCACCAAAGGCAAAAGCGTGCCAACAACCTGGGAAGTATGGGACAGCGTCGGCGACGCTGGGGAGCCTGCACTCCTGGGCACCTTTGCCAAAAAGAAAGACGCATCCGCTTTCCTCACGCGGCACCAGGGTCGGGTTGAGGAAGCACCTCCCGTTGAAGCGCCACCCGTTGCAGAACGCGATATAGATTATACGGGTCCGTTGGTTGACGAGATGGATCGTAACGACGGCTATAAAAGCTGGCTTACGGTTGGCGACCCGGAGCTGGATAAAATGCTCGAAGCCCGGACTGCCCAGTACGACATGCAAGACGGTATGATTGCAGGCATTCGCGTGCAGTCGCGGGTTAACTTGCGCGTGGACGAAAACGTACCGCCCGGCACAGAGGTGAAGGTGCCGGATGAAGCACATATTTACCAGACGCTCGACGCGACGGGCGATGCCATTGAGAAGACGCTCAACAAGTTGGGTAAAGAAGAGCTAGACGTCATTACTTTGGAACAGACTGAGGCAATGGCGAATATTCTTGGCACCCGCCCGGATGCCCTTGCCAGAACTTTTCTGCGAGGCCAATTTAACTTAGGGCCGAATAGTCCACCCGGAGAACTTGCCGCAAAAATGATTGCAGGCAAGAATATGCTGATTACTGAAATACGAAAGTTGGACGAAATTGCCGATCGTTGGGCCGTAGGGCGTAGCGACGAGATCCGCTACGAGTGGAAGCAGCAGGCGACCCTGGTTGCCAACTTACAGCGGTCGTTTCGCGGCGCACAGACAGACATTGCTCGCGCTTTAAGTGCGATGCGCGTCGGGGTTGCAGGCGACGCTGAGCTAATTGCTCGCGATTACGCAAAGATAGTGGATGACGCAGGCGGTGCCGACCAGCTCGATCACGCGATCGAAGCGTACCGCGCAAGCGACGACCTTGCCCAACGGGCTAACCTGGTGCGAACAACCACTAGAGCGCAAAAGTTTTTTAATGGCGTCCATGAAATGTGGATCAATTCATTACTGTCGGGTTGGTTCACACATTTGAAAAATACCGCTGGCGTGACTGCTGCGATTGTCTTGGATACGACCGAACTAGCGGTAACGGCTGCACGTCAAGCGCCATATGGTTTGGTGGGGCGCGAAAGAGATGTCACGTTTGGCGATGTCCAGGCTCACCTATTCGGACAGCTTATGTCAATTCGTGAGGCCACCAATGCGTCAGCCCGTGCCTTCTGGTTGCGTGAGGATGCATTGCAGGGCGCAGAGATGACCTTGATTGCGGGTAACAACCGATTGCGCGGCGCGGATGCAATCAGTGCCGAGGCTATGGAACTTGGCGGCTGGAAAGGCGACGCTGTAAATGGGTTGGGGCAACTCGTTACGATGGGCCGTGCCCCCACTCGCGCTTTAATGGCGGAAGACGCCTTTATGAAAGTAGTCTCCTATCGGGGGGCACTCTGGGAAATGGCGTTTCGCCAGGGGCGTCAGCTCGGCAAAAAAGGCGAGGAATTATCGGAGTACATGGCCGACTTCGTAATGAACCCAACGAAGGAGATGGCAGAGAGAGCAAAGGAAAAAGCAAAGTATGTAACGCTCCAGACAGACCTGGAGGGGCGGTTAAAGAAATTACAGGAGGCTCTCAGTGGGACGGGGCGTTGGCTGGTTCCGTTTTACAAGACACCGACAAACGCCATTCTGTACGTCGGCGAGCGTTCCATTTTTGCCCCTGTTATGAAACGCTACAAAGACGCTATTCAAGAGGGCGGCGTAGCGGCAGCGCAAGCACGCACCCGCATGGGTGTCGGCCAACTTATCATGCTGGGTTTTGCGATGGAGTACAAAGCCGGAAACATTACCGGGGGTATCTCGTCGGACAGCGACATCCGTAAGAACTACGAGCGCCAGGGGATAAAACCGTACCACATAAAGATTGGAGATACCTGGTATAATTACGGCGTCGTTGAGCCGCTGTCGACGCTAATCGGATTGTTTGTCGACATCATAGAAACGGCAGAGCATCCGCAATTGGACGAACGCACTAGCGCCGAGATTATGACGGCGGCGGCGGGAGCCATAGGCTACAACATGACGAATAAGTCGTTCATGGCTGGGCCAGCGATGTTCATGGACGCCGCCAGAAATCCTGGTCGGTACTCCGAAAAAATGATCCGCAATTATATGAAGAGCCTGGTTCCGGGTTCTGCCGCGTGGAACGAATTAAAGCGTGCGACCGACGAATTGCAGCGGCTGCGTATTGATATGGACGACCATGTCCGGGCGCGTCTTCCCGGCTTCTCCCTGACAATGGAGCCAGAGCGCGATCTGTGGGGCAGAAAAATTGTGCATACCCGTGTTGCTAGTCCTTACAATCCTAACGTCGTCGATCAGGAACTGGCGTACCTCGACAAAGGGCAAAAGTCTGCAACTCTGTCCGGGCACCCGACAAACCTCGACGGCGATATTGGTTTGGAGGCGGAGGAAATCGGATGGTTCCACGAACGCGCCGGAACGATGGCATTCCAGGTTTTGGAGTACGTCGTCAACCCCGACAGTAAGACTGATCCTTCTGATTTGCCGACGACGCCGGAAGGCGATCCATTAGTAAGCGCCGGATGGTCAGAGGTTAAGGAAGCCTATCGCAAGATGATCGGTGCCAGCAGAGAAGGCAACAGGCTGGCGCATCAGTCGGCACGTCAATTGGTGCAAAAGCTAATGTTAGCTGTTCGTTCGCTGGCGGCGTACCAACTTAAAACAGACAGCCCTTACGCCGACGAGCTGACGCGGATTAGAGATAGCATCGACGCAGAGAAAGAAGCATTAGGTTTGGAAGCACTACAACTGATTGAGGCCCAATAGATGACCATTTCTACAACGACACTTAAAAACTCCTACTCCGGCAACGGCTCGACGACGGCGTTCGCATACGGCTTCAAGGTCTTCGCAAGCACCGAGCTAAAAGTCTATATCCGCGTGGATTCAACTGGCGCTGAGACATTGAAGGCAGAGGGCACGGGGTCGGCCAATTACGGCGTCAGTGGCGTGGGCGAAGCGGCTGGCGGCAATGTGACCTTTGTGACCGCCCCTGCAAGCGGCGAGACTGTGGTGATCTTGCGCGATACGGCCTTAACGCAAGGGACCGATTACCAGCCTGCCGACCCGTTCCCTGCCGCCTCACACGAGGATGCCCTCGATAAGCTCACGCACATTAGCCAGGAGATCCAAGAGGAGCTGGATCGCTCCTTTAAGGTATCAAAGACAAACAGCATTACGACGGCAGAGTTTACTGACGACGCCACAGCCCGTGCGTCGAAGCTTCTGGGATTTGACAGCGATGGCGACCTCGAAGCGACAACAGGCCGGGTCAGTTCTGTCAGCGTCAGCAATGTCGCGACCAGCTCCGGCTCACCTGGAACTGCGACGGCAAGTTTTACAACTTCGACAGGCGCATTGGCGCTAGGCATTCCGATCGGGCAAACGGGGCTTGCTGGTGGCGTCTCCATGCAGTATTCCACGACGACGGCGGACGCAGATCCCGGCGTCGGATTTATACGGCTCAATAATACCAGCCTAAACTCAGCCACAATTATGTATGTGGACGATAACGACGGCACCACAGACATCAGCGCGTGGGTGCAGAGCTGGGACGACGCCGACGGCGCAAACCGGGGCATCATTACAATTGCGGGGAACCCGAACCCCGCCTCGCCGCTTGTAACCTTCAAGGTTACGGGTGCGGTTACTGATGCCAGCGGCTATACGAAAATTCCTGTCGCGTATCTCGCGGGATCAACCAGCATTAGCAACAGCGCCGAAATTAGCTTGCAGTTCTCCCCGGCTGGTTCGTCCGGCGTTCCCAACGGCCTGGGGCTAAAGTATTCCACAACAACCACGGATGCAGACCCTGGCTCCGGGTACATACGTTTTAATAACGGCACTTTATCAAGCGCTTCGATTGCCTACATCGACGATGCGGACCTTGCAGGCGCGGACATAAGTGGTCTGGTGCAGAGCTGGGACGATTCCACGACAACTGCGCTGCGCGGCACCATTACACTAATTAAAGAAACGAATACTGCAATATGGGCGACGTGGAATGTCACTGGCGCAGCCACTAACGCAAGCGGATACACCAAACTTGCACTGACCTATGTCACGGGCACGGGATCGTTTAGCAATGATGATCTTGTCCGGCTAAGTTTTGTTCGTTCAGGAAATACTGGCGCGACCGGGTCGACGGGCTCGACCGGGTCGACGGGCAGCACCGGGGCCAAGGGAGATAGTGCTGGAATTTTGATGGCGTTTGAAACCGCCACCGCTGACAGCGACCAGGGAGCCGGAAAGGTCTGGCTCAATCATGGCACCGCCTCAAGCGCGACAGTTGTCTACATGGACGACGCCGAAGCTGGTGGCGCATCGATTAACAGTCTGGTTGACACCTGGGACGACAGTACGACTTCAGCTTTACGCGGCACGATCTCGATATACAAAAACTCCGCGCCTGCAAACTTTCATATCTTCAACGTGACGGGTGCGGTCACGAGCGCATCCACCTACAGCAAAGTTGCCGTGACGCATGTAGTAAGCTCCGGCACCATTAGCGATGGCGATGCCGTCAGCGTACAGTTTGTCCGCACGGGCAACGCAGGCGGTGGCATGTCCTCGTTTACCATGTCCGATGGCTCGACCACACAAGATGTTGAGAACGGCGAGACGCAAACCTTCGCGGCTGGCGAGGGCATTGATGTCGCGGTAAGTGCAACCAACACAGTCACCTACTCCGGCGAGGATGCCACTACAAGCAACAAAGGCGTCGCAAGCTTTCACTCCGACAACTTTGCGGTCAGTTCCGGCGCAGTCACAATAAAAGACGGCGGCGTTGTGACGGCTGAGATTGCTGACGATGCGGTAACCCTTGCCAAAATGGCTGGCCTCGCTAGAGGAAAAACCATTGTTGGGGATAGCTCTGGAAATCCCTCTGCGCTGAGTGTCGGATCTGCTAACACAGTTCTAAAATCTGATGGCACCGACGCGGCATGGGGTCAGGTCGCAACGGCAATGATTGCAGATGACGCGGTCACTTTGGCAAAAATGGATGGTCTTGCCCGCGGCAAAATAATATACGGCGACAGTTCGGGAAACCCCGCCGCTCTGGCAGTGGGAGGCGCAAATCGAGTTCTCACAAGTGATGGAACGGATATAAGCTGGGCTGCTGCCGCTGGTGGTGGCGGTAAAGTTTTACAAGTTGTCGACACGGCTTATGGCACGGAGCAAAGCGGAAATAGCGATACTTATTCCGACACGGGGTTGAGCCAGGCGATCACACCCGCCAACACGGCGAATAAAATTTTAGTACTCGTAAGTCAGAATATTCAAGTTGGCGATCCGGGCGGTAGGGCAAGTTGTTCTCTGCGATTGGTACGGGGTTCGACGGAAGTCGAAGAGTGGCCCACTGCTGCGTATCCAATTCAGGAAGGCGGCGGTCAGTGGTTTTATAGCTACCTTGATTCGCCCTCAAGTACCTCCAGCACAACGTATCACACAGAATATAAAAGAAATGGTGGGGATGAGGCGTCAATTTATTTACAGCGAAACCAAAACGGGCAATCGGTTTCTCGCATAACTCTGATTGAATTGGATTACAGCTAATGATTATTGATGCAACACTAGCAGTGACGAGACTACGACCCGGTGTTATGTTTAACATGGTCGAACAGAAAATTGTGAATTGGGAAAGCGATACCCCACCGCCAACATCGCAAGAAATCAACGCTGAGATTGAGCGATTAACGGCGGCCGAACCTATGCGACTTCTGCGTGTGGAACGCAATAGAAGATTGGCAGAAACGGATTGGTGGGCTTCAGCAGATTTAACAATGACGGATGAACAAAAAGCGTATCGTCAATCTCTACGCGACCTACCCTCCGTTGTCGACGTAAAAAATCCAGTGTGGCCCGTCGATCCTACGGCATAGGAAAACGGGTGTATAATACGAATACCTACGGTTCGGTGCCCACATTTTTACAATCAGAAGCATGTGAGAATATTCTAAAATTAGCCGAAGGCCAGTGGAAAAAGGCCGTCGTGAAGGCAAAAGAAAACTCACAAGAATTATCTGTCGATAATAAAATGCGGAAAAGCGATGTCGTTTGGATAACCCATAAATGGGTACACGATCTTATCTGGCCTTGCGTTCGCGCCATCAACCAGCAAACGGGATGGAATTATGAGATTTGCGCGGTTGAACCGATGCAGGTCACGCGTTACGAAAAGGAAGGCTTTTATGGGTGGCACAAAGACGGACGCGGAGACAGTATTGCAGCAAAGTCTAAAAACGGGCTTGTGCGAAAACTATCTATGACCCTTGTTTTGAACACAGGTTACGCGGGGGGCGATCTACGTTTCGGGTCGGTGAATAACGGCCAGCTTAAAATTGACACGCCGGATTTAAGCAAGCAAGGAACGATGGTTGTCTTCCCCTCCGACTTAGAACACTCCGTTAGCCCTGTCCTGCAAGGCACACGCTTTTCTCTAGTCGCGTGGTTTCTAGGCCCAGCCTTTCGATGAAAGCCGTCCGGCTCGAATGGATCGATACTTGCGGGAGCGACGCGACCTGGGACGGCACGCCGGAAGAGCTGCGCCCGGCAAAAATAATCAGCGTCGGCATAGTTGTTGCGGACGAAGAGGCGTATTTGACGATCGGAAGC